AATTAAAACTACGTATCATTTTATTGCTCCATCGGGTCACCGAGTGTGTACTCGGTGATCCATTCAATTGTAAAATCTTCACCTCTATGTTCTGCAACATAGATGCAAAGTGCTTCCAGTGTACGGAAAATCAAATCGCCAACTCTATACATTATGCTACCTTACGAAAATATTGATAGGGCAAGCCCAGATCATAGCACAGATACTCCCAATCGCCGTTGGCGTTGCTAGCATCCATGATCCAACGCAATGCAGTCTCCCGATCACGGGCACCCATGCAGATAGTGTTGGTGACATGCTGCTCAAACTTAGCGACAGCTTCCTTCTCAGCAACTTGACGGTTAGCTTCCTCACGGCCGATCACCTCTTGCAAACTTGCAAACTCTAGTTGGAAGTCTTGCATCGTCCAAGTGCTGGTATCGATACCACGAGGGCGAACACCATGTGCGTCCTTGTACATATCCCAGTAGATGCACTGGGCTTGCTCCAAGTCAGACATTTGTTCCCAAGTAGTGAATTCAGACATATTTGTTCCTTTAATCAATCTAAGCCTCTATTATATACCCAAAACCATTTAATGTCAACCGAAAGCAAATTCCCTGACCCATTCGAAACGGGTAGTAGAGGGAATCCACTTGAAGTGTTCCCGCTTGCGGCTTATCTTCTCAAAGTCCATGCAGATCATGACCCAACCCTTCTCAGGGCTGAAGCCAACTGTTTCTGCAACACGGACTACTTCGACCATGCTGCCGTCTGTCATCTTTGCTACAGTAGTCATTTTCTGCTCCTTAGGCCCACGCCCCACGCACTTCTTTAGCGCCAGGGATTTTTTCACATTCACACACCCAGTCAGAGAATGATTCGTAGTATCCCACGAAATACTCCGGACGCATTTCAGTCTTGCAGTATGGGCACACTGGCATCACAACTGGTTCTATTTTTTCAGACATAATGTTCTCCTTTAATCAATCTAAGAGTACATTATATACCCAAAACCATTTAATGTCAATCCTTTTTCATGACATATTCAAACAAGATCCACTTGGCACGATTCAGACATTGACGGGCATCTTCGGCCCGCATATAGTCAACTTCACCGTACTCGGTATTGATCATTTCCTGGGCGTCACTCATGAGGCCAGCAGCCATCATAGCAGGACCAGAGAATTTGAAAGTGAAACTAGATTCCACAGACTCACGCATACCGGCTTCGGTCACGCCATACATACGAACTTGACGCTTTTCTTGCTCTGTCAAACGATCATAAACTTGGGTCATAACTAGCTCCTTTAATCAATCTAAGCCTCTATTATATACCCAAAACCATTTAATGTCAAGTTTTGGTGAAATCTATTTCCCAGTTTTTTAGATGAAAATAGCTAATTCCGTCTCGTTCCATATTCTTAAAAAGCCCAATAAGGGGAACAGAATCTTGCTCAAAAAAGTGTTCCCAAAGATGATTCAATTTGTTGTCAATTGGAATTTCAATTTTGCAAAGTTTGTTGTCATCATCTTTGAGCCAATATTCTGAAAATTTATTTGTTCTAAGTTTGACTATGAATTTTTTGATAGGCTTTAAAGTTTTTGTGCCTGACCATGCTTGAGTATTATCAGGGAATTCAAATCGTGTATTTAATTCTCTAACCATATCGTCAAACCCGATATCATATTCATAGAACTCAGGTAAGCGATAAATTAATGGCATCATTTCTTCTTTGACCATCTTACTGTCACTATGAACAAATATACTCAAATCTTTTCTAAATTTACTCATCCGTTGTTCACGTAAAGTTATAACCATGAGTTTCTTGCTATAATAGTCACGTATTACATTAGCTTTATCTCTGTCTTCCTGAATCATTTCTCGGAACAAGATACTATCAGTAAGTTTAGTCGGTCTATCATTGGGATTAGCTAAAATATCAATTTTGTGACTGAGCAGTGTTCGCAATCTATTCCAAGTAACACTCAATGCTAAGATATCTTCTGTAGTCTCATACACTTCGTATTTTTTCACATAAGAACTATCTGTAAATAATTCATTCCAAACAGTTTCTTTCAATCCTAGAGACTGTATGGTAAGTGGAGGAACATTAGGGTTATATTGTTTAGCAGAATTCATTGAACTGCTACCGCTAGTAATAGCATTACCATATACTGCAAGTTGTTTCTTTATCATGTTTAAGTTTGAATTAGCCAATTGTAATATCCTCCATTCCACTAGTGCGTAGACGCACGATATGCCCCATCTGCCATTGTTTAGCTTCAAGGCCCTTCATTATACCAAGCCAACGATTTCTTAGTAATGCCACTTCGTTAATCAATATTTCATATTCAATAACTTCATCTTCACCTTCAACATACTTGTCAGCATCACGGCTTGTCAATGCTCTATTATACGCTTCTAAATATTTTTGAAAATGTTTTCGGCGAATTTTCCGTAATTGAATATTCAAGTAATTGAGTACCGCTTCTACTTCTTGTAACTGATTGAATCTATGTTCAGTAATACCGGGTAAAGCAGCAATGTTTTTTTCAACATTGCCGTATATCTTTACCTCTTTCTTGGCATCATTTAGTTCGGTTTCAAAGTGTTGAATAAAATCGGGAATCACAGCCAGATTGACTGTTATCCTTGTGTACCAATTTGACATTTAATCCCATTCGTCTAAATCTTCTTCTTCATAATCTTCATCTTCATCTGGAAAATGTTCTTCAGCATAACCTTTCAATGCCTTAGTGATATCTTTGTCCTTGAAGGCATCTTTGATATCATCAATTTCATAATTGTTATCAATTAAAAAATGCACAAGAGTATCTGCCGCATCATTGCGTTCACTTAAATCAATATGTTCACGCAATGCTTCCCAAACTTCAGCAATTATATCTAAACTCATTCTGTAACTTCCTCCGTAGGTGTTACATTACTTATCACACTTTTACTTTTTCCAGTATATTCAAGCATGACTTTATCTAGTATACCGTCTTTGTTTGCTTCCCAGCCTTTACGAAACGCTTTGAGGATCTCGCCATCTTCGGTTGTAAAAACTAAACTATTGCCTTCTTTTTTCAATGCGCCAGACTTCTCAAACATATCAGTTAAGCCACTATAAGGACTCATGCCTGTCTCATATGGAATCTTGACTTGAATACTCTCAAAAGGTTTAGCATAGCGTGTTTTCATAATCTTGCAAGCAGCACGAATACCATTTACTTCTGTAACCTTGTTGCCATCCTCATCCTCTTTGAGTTTGAGTTTCTTCATAGCGACCACGATTGAACTTGCGTAAACAAATCCTTGACCACCACTGATCTTATCATCTGGATCGAACATATCTTGGCTCGCGTATGTGTGATTAGTAGCGACCAATCCTACATTGTGACTACCAAACATATTGACACAGTTACGAACAAGTGCAGTCAATGCTTTAGGCTTACGACCCATATCACCTTTCATATCACCTGCTTCAAACTGATTAACATCAGTTGGTGTCAATAGCATACCAAGACTATCAATGATAAACAATACTTTTGGTTTGTCATCTTCTGCCATCACTTTGTATGACTTCATAAATTCTGATATAGTCTTACCCACATCATCAATCATAGCCATATTGAGTTTAAGCAATTTAGTTTCGCTTGTATCTACTCCCAATGCATGTAGCCATTTTTCATCCAATGCATTTTCGCTGTCAATTAGTACAACATAGATTCCTTGTTGTTGTGCGTGTCTGACGAGGTTTCCTGAGCAGATGAATGATTTTCCTGATCCAGACTCTCCGGCAAAGACAGTAACTTTACCAAGAGGTACCCCTTTATTAAAATCACCGCTAATGAGATAATTGAGTCCATAATTTCCTGTACTGATCCAATCGGTTGGATCGTTGTATCCTATGCTAAGTCCTTCAATGGACTTTGTAATTTCTTTTCTAAATTTCGATACGTCAAATGGTTTTGCCATTGATAATCTCTCTTTCTTTGTTATCTGTTGTTTGTGCCTGTTAAGTATATTCTATCATTAAATGATAACTTATCAAGTATATCGGGACATTTTTCTGCCATTGAGTCAATTTCCCAATCTTGCGGATAGTGTCTTAGTGCGGCTCTTGCACGATCTCTGATTAAACTAGGTACACGTGGTGTACGACCAGGATCACACAATTCCTCTAATAATTTTTTACCTTGCTTCATAGCACGGTATCTTTCTTCTGGTAATGTCATAGTGTTCTCCTAAGATAGGGGCCGTAGCCCCTATATAGATTTAAGCAGCTTTTTGGCGACTACGAATCATCGCTAAAATATCTTGTGCTTTGTCACTTGATGGACTTGCTGCTGGAACAACTACAGGAGCACTAGTGAAAGATGCCTCTGCTGCCGCTACATCATCTTCCCATGCGGGTAGATTAGTTGCGGGTACTGGTGCAGTACGAACTGGCAATGCTGCTGATTCAGTTTGTGAACCTGATGGAGCATCTAAGCCCCATGGGCGAAAGTAATTACCCCAACGTGCGTTGTCGTATGCTTCACCTTCTACTGATGCCTCAAACATTTCTTTCATAATGCGTAGTTCAGCTTCACTTGGCTTCTTAGGCAAAAAGTCACTTAGATTAAACAATCCATGTGCTTCAATTGCTGCTTGTTCAGCCTCAGTCAATGCTGTTTCTCTACGGGCCCAGTTACTTGTACTGTAATCTGCATATCCACCCTTGCTAGACTTCTTAATGTTGAAGTCAAGACCGCGAATGTAGTCAGTTGGCAATTCCATGATTTCAGGATCCAACAATCCACTCTTAACGATTGGGATGATTTGCGGGCTGATAACAAATCTACGAATTGGATTCGCAGGAGTCTTGTCATCTCCAAGTGGGTTTTGACGCACGAAGCCTTGAAAAATGTAACTA